GTCGTACATTCTTAGACAAAATTGGTATCAGCCTTCGGGCTGTACCAAGTGCGATATGGGAGTTAATCCCGTATAGCTTTGTCATAGATTACTTCTATAACATTGGTGATGCTATAGCCTCTGGACGCTATGCGTCTGGTGACTATAACTGGTCATTTTCTTCATACAAAGTCGAAGCTACCACAAATGTTTCCGTAACTTGGGAATATTTTGAGGGCTTCGGTGGTATGAATCAATGGCTTGACGCAGGAACGGGCAACACATGCGTTATAGCTGCGAAATCAGTACAACGGGAACCTGTTCTGTCTTTCCTGCCGACTATGAAGATCATTTCAGATCTTCCGGTAGGAACTCAGATCGGGAACATCGTTGCTCTGATTACCAAAGCCATAATATAATCGACCACCAGGTCGTCACTCACTAGGAGGTATCCTTATGGATATTACTTCTCCCATTGCGGGACCTAACGTAGCGGATCTTGTGACCCCTACATACACCTTAACAGCTGACCAAGCCCTCGAGAAAAATCAGAAGGCTTACGTCGTGTCTGCTATAGGTGGGACTCAAGCGAATGTAGAAATACACTCTGCAGCCAGTCCTTTTCAAGTGATTGTCAGTCGCCCTAAGGATTTCAAATATCCTTCATCTGCCATTTTAGCCTCTGAAGGCTACTTGGCAAATGCTCCAGTTAATGAGTATAAAGTCATTACCCGGAAGGGCGGCGCCATTAACAGCGGCACTGGCACTGCGCGTATCTTGATTGAGACGCGCATTGTCGTTCCGGTCGGTAACCCCGACTCGGACAGTGCAAACCTCTCCGCGGCCGTTTCGGCTCACGTTGGGGCGCTGTATGCTGACGCTGACGCGCTATTCGACTTCTTGTCGAATAACGTGCTGTGATCCCACTAAGTTCCTGTGAGGATAGCACATGCATATCACTTTACTTAAAAAGCTCGCTAGAGACCTCGACGAACACTTGCCTTTTTTCCAGTTGGCAAGAATTTGTTCAATCGAATCTCTCGACCCTAGACACGCTGCTGCTGTTAGACTGTATAATTCACTTACTAAAAAGTATGTGGTTACACGAAGTCATACAGCTCCACAGCGTGCTATAGAAGGTTTTCTCAAGAGCAACGAAAGCTGCTTAAGGGTACCCTTCTTGGATCGCAATTGCCTCCCCGATATGGGGCCAACCTATGCACGTGAGTTTATTTTTAAACTCGTGTGTCATGGTGCTGGCCCCGACTACGGAAGTCTTCTGACGGATATTAATCCTGAAGATGGCTCCTTTGGTCCTGGGGCGTCAATTGGTGCTCCGACAGAAGCTCAATTTGATAAATACGTTTTGTCTTCACAGACTTATACGCATCCTTATCTCATTGACTTTTATCGGCGTGGCACGTGTGAGGGCCTCGCAAAAGATATTGTTTCTCGAAATCTATGCGATATGCCCCCTCAACGTGTTACGAGCTCTAAGCTTACAACTGTGCCTAAGAGTGAAGAAACCGACCGTGCAATCTGCATCGAGCCCTCGCTTAACTTGTTTTATCAACAAGCTATTCGTAGATTCCTCGAACGTAGATTGCGGCGGATAGGTATTGATTTAGCAAACCAGCAGGAAAAGAACCAACGCCTAGCTAAACTAGGTTCGGTATCCGGCGAATTTGCTACATTAGACCTATCCAAAGCTTCGGATACTATCTCACATCGCTTATGCAAGTGGCTTTTGCCGCCTGCGTTACTTAGCGAACTTGAGATGGCCCGATGCTCTCACACATCAATAAATGGTGAGCCGGTCCAGCTGAATATGATATCTTCTATGGGGAATGCAACAACGTTTCCTTTAGAGACCATCATATTTGCGTCAGTCGTGGCTTCCGCTTATAAGATCTTAGGGTTACCCCTTCGATTCTTTGGGCAGAGTCCTACTGCTGGCGTCTTCGGCGATGACATCATTGTCAAAGCAGCAGCTGTCCCTCTAGTTAAAGAGATTCTTATCGATTTTGGTTTTACCATAAACGATTCGAAATCTTTTACTCAAGGGAGATTCAGAGAGTCCTGTGGTGGTGATTACTCCTCAGGGGTTGAAGTTAAGCCTGTCTATATTAAAGACTCGCTAAACAATCGATCTTCTCTCTTCTGTACCGTTAATAGGTTGATAGAATGGTCAGTAAAGCATGATTTACCATTGTACAGGACAATAAAGTTCCTGCTTGGTACATGCCCAACCTGGAAAGATTTTCTCGTTCCTACGTACATGCCGATCGATAGCGGAATTTGGACTAGTTTTTCTAGTCCAAAGACCTTTCGCTATTTGTCGGCTACTACCCGGACCGAGATTAGAAACATCTCTCCAGAACATTCCGTTCTTTTTATTAACGGTTACATCACTCAAGACGATAAAGGAAAAAATAGGATCAATAGAAGATCCTATCGTACCCATTATCGTCAGCGCAAGTCCAAGGCTGTTGTCGTTTCACCGACAACAAAAGTGGTCTTGCGTGCTGTACCTGAGAATGTACAGCCAGTAGTGAACCTACTGACCGTGGACAGTTATAAATGGGAGAGTTTCCTCACCTATTATAACATACCTAATCAGTAAAATCCACAGCCCCCCG